TAAATTTTTAAAACATACTACTGGTGGTTCAGCTGGTTTGTATATCAATATTGTTAAGAATGATCAGTCAGGACAAGAGAGAAGACGTTCTGGTATGGGTATCGAATCATCTTCAGTTGCTGGAACTACAACGGGAAATACCACAGTCATTCCCGTGAGTTATACAGGTGCATTTACCGTTCCATCACAAGAGATTAATCTTCAAGGTAAACCAGCATGGTCTAAAGGAAGTCTTGGTACTGGTTTTACTGATCTTGAATCTGTTGATAGTGCTGCAATTCATGCACACATGCATTTTTCTCAAACTAATAGATTAAGACTTAAAACTACAAATGAAGGTAGTGGTGTACAAGCACAAGGACAAGGATCTTATTACGTAGCTTCAACTATTCCTATTCAACAATGGCAGGATAATACAAGATATAATAATGCTGTTACTAATGATCCAGGAACTAATCAACCTCCATGTTGGGCGATAGCATCTGGTGCAACAGCAAGACCACCATCAACTGCAGTTGAATCTAGTCTTGGTTTTGAGGTTGTATATTCAAACTATTGTTATGACTTATATGGTGCTGCTGGATTAAATGCACTTAGATATAATTGTCTATTAAATGCTCCAACTGATTTTCCATTGAATACTATTACAATTCATGCACCACCAAAATACGTCAGTTATGGTTTTGGACTTGGAATTTTTTGTAATAGCACTGGTAGTGGAGACGTTACAGATGGTTACACTGTTCCAGCGACATATGTTACAGGTGGACAGGGAGTTCCTGAGGATTGGAAAGGCACAAGTCTTTCTGACGTTGTACCACTTAACGTAAATGAAGGAAGTAAATCACAAACTTCATTTCCACAGGTTAATAACGTATTTACTGACATTGCTGAGTTAATACAAGCTGATGGAGATCCTACAATTCATAATCATAAAATTTTACTAGATATTGGTACCCATAACTATAAAATTAAAACAAACGGTTTCTTATTATCTCCAGATAATTTACAAACTACATTAACACTTCAAACTGATCAAGTTGCATCGCTAGATCAGGTGACTAGTCCTTACATTATTATGGAATATTTAATTAAGTATTAGACAATGGTATCATCAAATCCCAGTTACAGAAATACTCGTGAACTTTATTATACTGACAAACAAACAGATAGTCAGAGTATTGGCACGATTGTTCAAGTTCTAAAATCCACTACAAATTCTTTTGATCATAGTTCTATTCCTACACTAGTTGAAAATAGTGGTGGATCTACAGCATATGATGAGGTTGCTGGGGATGCAGAACCTGAACTTAATCCTGAATATCAGTATCCTGGTTTTATCTATTGTGATGGTGCAGAATATAATATCATAGATTATCCTGCATTATATGAAGCAATAGGGAATGATTATGGTGGTATTGCTAGTGATGGTATTGATGTTATATCATCTGGATTAGATTGGGATGGAACTATTCTTGCAACAATTGATGCTCCTCCATCTGGTGACAATCAAATATTTCCAGAAATACCACCTGTTCAAGCAACATGTGTAATAATCGTTACTGCAAATCAAATTGTAGGTATTGAAACACTTAATCCTGGCAGAGGTTATGATGTACAAAATCCTCCATCAATTAATTTTACCTCTGATGTGGTTGGTGGTGTTGGCACTGTATCTTATAACATAAGAATTAGTCCAACTACAGGTGCAATCACCAGTATCTCTAGAAATAATATATGGACTTACTGGCCAGACGAGTACATGGGAACATTTAAAGTTCCTGATCTTAAAGCAAAAAGAATTGTTGGTAACGGTCCTGTTTATGGTAATAACACTCCAAACGTAGGTAATTCAGACTTAGGAGTTGGAATTAATACCATAGACGGTAATTGGTATATGGATAAAAATACTCAAAAAAATCAATTTTCTTTGGGTAATATTACAACTACAAATTATACTGGAGTTGTTGATTCGGTAGAGGGATCTATCATAGGTACACAAGTAGTTAGTGTAAGTCTTCAAGAAAAGAAACTTGCAGGTCCTCCACAGCACAGTCATTTCTTACTTCATTCTGAAGCACCACAAGACATTGGTATGCCACAGGCAACTTCTGGTGATAGACTTCTTGTTTCTTATAAACAATCAACAGGTAAAGTTAATACATTTAATCCTCCATCTGGTCAGCAATATCAACATGGACATAGTTTATCAAAGGCACCAATTTTAGATTCTAGTGTTGGTACATATGATATCTACAACTGGCAAGGTGGTGATGAGCAATCTGGATCTATCAAAGAACCAGGTTATTACTATGCTTCTGGTGGTGCTGGTGCAGGTTCATTCATTGAACAAACAGGATATGGAAACCCCACGTATAACACATTTACTAGTGGTAGTTTGATTGGTGGTAGAACAATCATTGTAGGTGGAGTTGCAATTTATGATACAACAGAAATAGAATACGAAATTGCTGGTTCATACAACGTAACAGTTCCTGCTGATATAGATCAGGCTGAGATTACTTTAGTAGGTGGTGGTGGATCTGGTGCTGTATATTCTAATGATGGTAATAACGGTGGTTTTTCTAGATTTGATATTGCAAGTGGTGGTTCTATACTTAGAATAAATTGTGGTGGTGGATCAAAAGGTGGTGCTGCTTCTACAAATGAAGGTGGATCTGGTGGTGCAACAGGAACAAATACTGTTACAGGATCTTCAGCTGGCGACTGTACTATTGTTGGTCAAGGTGGTGGTAGTGGTTACAATGGTGGTGACGGTGGTGACGGACCTTATTGGAAGAAAGATTTAGAAAATCCAAGTGTTACTCCATCGGGTGCAGATGGAACAGCAGGTACGAACCCAACAGGTAGAAATGGAACATTAGGAAAATCTAGAATTGTTAACAGCACAGGAAATGTAGTATTTGATTTTCCATACAGTACAAGTAATCAAGATTGGACAAGTCAAGTATCAAATTCTAACTATGAGATAATTTCAATTAATGTAGAACTTTGGGGTGGTGGTGGAAGAGACTGTGGTAATTATCTAGGAAATGGATGTGCTGCTAATAGAGGAGAGGGTGGTGAAGGTCAATACATGAAGTTTGCTCTCGGTAATAAAAACCTTGGTGTTCAATATAGAGTACAAACAGGTGAAGCAGGAAGAAACTATGCTGGTGTTGCTGTACAACCTAGTGGTACTGGTAGAGGTGGTAAAGCAGGTGAAGGATATGGTAGTAACAATGGTGGCGGTGGCGGTTCAGCTACAACTTTAAGAGCAATAGCTGGTGGTATAATTATCGCTGGTGCTGCTGGTGGTGGCGGTGGCGGTGGATTTGGAGAAGGAGTTTGTGGACAAAATGGAAGAGCAAATCCAAATCCTGGTAATACTGTTCAAGAAACTACTGCTACTTTATTCTCTGGTAATGGTGCAACTGGTGGTCGCTATGGTTGTACTGGTGGTGGAGGAGGAGGTGGAGGCGGTGGTGTCTCCCAATCAGGTTTCACTGCTGGTGGACAAGCTGGTGCTGGTGGCGGTGGATCAGGTGGTCACGAACAAGGATATGGTGGTTATCGTGGAATATCCTCTGTAAGAACTGATTATGTTAGTGATGTTATTTCTCAGAGTACATCAGCTCCAGAAAACACAGATGGTAAAGCAAAAATTACTGTTAATGAGGAAAGAGGATACTGGACTTCTGGTGGAGGTGGCGGTGGATCAGGTGGATACATCAAAGTACAAGTTCCATCTAGTGCATTCGCAGGACAATCAAGTGTTGCACTTACTGTTGGTGAGGGAGGTTCTGGAGTATCACAAGGTGGAACATCTAGTGCCAGTGCTCCAGACGGAGCAGCGATAATAGCGTGGCAAGTTATTACAGGTTATGAGGGTGGTACAGAATCAGTGACCACTGGTGATGTATTCATTGCAGGATCAGGTAATGCTGATAATGGTGTAAACTTCTTTGCAAGTGGTAGTGGATCAGGTGTTGATGGTGGATTTAAATTACCAACTACACAAGTTCCAGAAGTTGTGTTTGAAGGTGGTGGTGGTGGATCTGGTGCGACTGCAACTGCTACAGTTGTTGGTAATAGAGTTGATAGTCTTACATTAACAAATCCTGGCAGTGGATATACAGCAGCACCTAGAGTTCGTATTTTAGGCGGTGCTGGCATTCAAAACCATGCTACTGTTGGATTTGATCCTACCACTGGTACATTAGAAGGTTTAACTTTACAGAACAGTGTTGTACCAACGTATTATCTAAAATTTGGTGGAACTCAAAATGATAGATTTGTTACTATGGATACTGTAGATGCTACTGATTTTCAACGTGTTAGTTGCAAAGTTGCTAGAGGTAATAACATCAATGGTGGTGAATTACCAGAACAAGGTGGTGATGAGTTATTGTTATATTACAATACTGATGAGAGTTTAAATTTCCCATCTAGTGGTTTCCTTGGCACAATGGTTCCTTTACCAACAACTCAAGAACTTGATAATAATTATGATGGTGACGGTACTGGAAACAATGCAACCAATTGGTATACTTATAGTATTGATCTTCCAGAGGATGCACAAACAGAAAATGTAAGATTTTCTATTAGACAGAACAGAGCAGCTGCTACTGGTGGTAATGATAATGCTTCTAATACAGATAACTATGGTCTTTTAGAAG